CTGCATTCGAGCCTGGTCCAGTGCCAATCAGACGACGCTGCGCACACTGCTCATGTACAAGATCAAGAACATCGGCAGGCAGGATCGGTCCTACTTTGTCGAGCTTGCAGAGATGTTCGGATACCGAATCGTCATCGATGAGTTCCGCCAGCACTCCGTGCAGTCAACCTCAATGGACGCTGTCTGCGGGGAGAACTGGCGGCACATCTGGCGGGTCGACGTAATGACAGGGGCCGGGTCGGTTATGGGGTACCACAACACGCTGGGGCCGGTGAACGAGGCGCTCGCCTGGTGGGGCGACCGACTTATTGAGTGCCTGATCAAGCGATACGCGCCAGCGCATACAGATTTGTACTTTGGCTATTACTCGTTCAAGGACGATGCAGAAGACATTAACCTGCAGATGATGAGGAGAAAGATCAATGGATAGGATTTTCTTGAGCGGCGCGGTTCAGAATGAGCCCACGGTTCCTGATGACCTGCAGACCGGATATCCGACCGATGGATCTTCTGGCGGCGGCATTCAGGCAACCGTTCCGGGCGCCCAATGGTACAACGCGATCACGATGGAGCTGATCAATGCGATCAAGGGCGGCGATCTGACCCCCGATCGCCACGACAACAGCCAATTGAACGCCTCGATCGATGCGAGGATCAAGAAGGTTGGCGAGGCTCTCACGGCCGCAGTTGCCAAGCTTCAGGACAAGGTCGCTCAGGTTGAAGTGGTTCCTCCCGGCATGATCATGTTCTTCTCGAATACAACCGCGCCGAACAGCAACTGGCTCATCTGTGATGGCCGGGCGGTTTCCCGCACGGCTTACGCCAATCTGTTTGCAACGATCGGAACGAGATTTGGCGGCGGCAACGGATCAACCACATTCAACGTGCCGTATCTGATTGATCGGGTCGCATGGGGAGGCGTTGGGAACGTGGGCGAATACAGGCAGCCGGGGCTTCCCAATATTACCGGAACGTTTGACGGTAACGCCGATGATGGCCAGGGATGGAAGACTGGAGCTTTTTATTTGAGCGGATCGAGCTCTGGCGCTAATGGTGATGGCAAAGCAAGGAGCGGCGTCATTGCGTTTGATGCCTCTCGCTCCAATGGCATCTACGGCCGAAGCAACACGGTGCAGCCCCCGGCCTTGGTGTTGCTGCCCTGCATCCATATCTGAGGAGCACGCATAAACAACAAGCCCGCAAGGAGGTTGCACTCCCCGCGGGCTCTTTTTATCAGGAGGAGACGACTCCCGATGAAGATCATTTTAGCAGGGCTCGATATTGGAGGATTGCTTGAGATGGAAGAGCTTACATGGCAAGCGGCCGCCTTCCTGATCCTTGGACTTATCGGAATGGGGGCCGCCGTTGCGATCTTGTGGATCAAGGCGGCCTCGATGTTTCTGCGCCTTAAGGAAGATCTGAGAGGAGGGAAGAAATGACACGACTCAAACCCACTCTTCTCGCCCTCTCTGCCTCCGGCCTCCTCGCCATCGCCGGATACGAGGGCTACAGCGCAACGGCTTACAAGGACACGGGCGGCATCAGCACGGTGGGCTTCGGGCACACGGGTCCCGAGGTGAAGCCCGGGACGCGGGTCACGGTTGTTCAGGCGCTCAACACGCTAGGGAAGGATGTCGGAAAGACCGAGCGAGCCCTCCAGTCGTGCTTCGGTGATGACGTGCTTCTCACGCATGGCGAGTGGGACGCGTACGTGGCGCTTGCGTACAACGTGGGCGCAGGGGCCGTGTGCAAGTCTTCGATCAGGCCGAAGCTCAGGGCCGGGCAGTATCGGGCGGCGTGTGAGGCTATCCGTAGCTTCAACACGGCGAAAGTGAGGGCGCGGCAGCCTGACGGCACGGTGGTCGTGCGCCGGGTGGTGAGCAAGGGCCTGACGAATCGGCGCAACAGCGAGTATCAGAAATGCGTGCAGGGAATCGAAAGCGAACAAATATCCCCATGATTCCTAATGATTCATAGAATTGTGGATTATTAACAGGAGAGGCTAAGGTGAGTAGTGAAAGCACATGGAACTTTTTCGCGTTTATCGTTGTTCCTATTTCTGGTTTTGTAGCGGGGGCGTTTCTTTCCTTTCTGTTTTGGGCGGGGGATTCGTCCAACAGCAACCAAAAGGCCAAGAAGTTGGAGACTGAGTTGCGCGTAGCCGAACAGCAACGGGACACGTGCCGCCTGCTAGTAAACAGCATGGAGCAGGGGGCGAAGCAATGACATATGACCGGGCCTTAACGATTGGCCTGTGGGCCGTGTTCTTGATCGGCTTTGTAACTGGCGGGTTTGCGTTCGGCAACTACTACAGCTCGAAGGCTGACCGGGCCGAGGCTCAGGCACAGGAACGTATCGCGGCGCAGGAGAAAGAAAGCTATGAGGTTTACGCAAAGCAGCAGGACGCGCTCATGGATGCGCTCGCCCAGAGGGA